AACAATATATGTTTCAACAAGAGATAGGAGAATCTGGGACTCCTCATCTCCAAGGCTTTATTGTTTTCCAAAAAAAAATTCGGTGGACCTCATTGAAATTATCAAAGAAAATTCATTGGGAAAAAATGAAAGGTAGTGTTCCTGAAAATATCATATATTGTTCTGAAGCAGAAAAACGTGCTCCAGGTGGTAAATGTTACTATCACGGATGTAAACCATTTAAACCTTTAATAACCATAAAACGAGAGGATTTTTATGATTGGGAAAACGAACTTTTGGAAATAATCCAAAATTGCGTTGATAACAGAGCCATACACTGGGTATATGAAACTGTAGGTAAAGTAGGCAAGTCTCAATTCTGTAGATGGTTGGCCGTACACGAACAAGCCGTGATATGTGATGGGGGGCCCAAAGACATGAAATTTATGATTTCACAGAGACTTGGTAGAGGCGACTCTACAGACTTAATCATTTTTGATATACCGAAAGAACTACTTAGCAAAGTAAGTTATGCGGGTATAGAGCAAATAAAAAATGGACTATTTTGTTCTCCAAAATATGAGAGCTGTATGACGATTATGAATCAGCCAACAGTGTTAATTTTTGCTAATGCTAAACCTCGAATTGAAAAAATGAGTTTAGACCGATGGCATATATATGAAATCGGCTTAGACAGAAAATTGATACATTGTGATACAACGTGTCCCGACATCCCCGAGGGGATGCCTCATATCGGGTCTGCCGACCCTTTGGTCTCGCCAAAACCGGTCCCGGTTTTGCCTTCGGTCAACCCTAGCCGCTGCGCTCGGCTAAATATAAATAATAATGATTGTGTATATAAACAAAATGACGATGATTTATGGTGCGTATCATGTGATGATAAATTTAAATGCTCATGTGGAGATTTAATTAGGAACTGTTAGGGCTTGAACGGGATAAGTGGTCGGTATATCAACCATATCCTCTATGCGGTTTTTGAAACCGTAACAGTGTAGAACTTTGAGGTCAAAGATTTGAGCGGGTACAATATATGTCCCGTGTTCGTTGACGGAGTGTATATCAATAGTACCTGCGGTTGTATTAAATGTGCCAGAACCATTAACGGTTACGACATCTCCGTTTGCTGCCAACGAGCCAGTTGTATGTAACGTGGTTTGTATCCAACTTGGGGGTGTTTCTTTGTAAACAAATAAAATAATAGGGTCCTCAAAAATGTTACTTTTTGTGGTCTTACTCCAGATTGGACTGTGGTCAACGTGGATTGAAAAGTTTCGAGAACGAGGTATACGTTTCCAACCTTTAGGATTGCGTGCGATGTTTTCATATGTAAATTCCTCCATTGGTGGAGGGTCAACATCAAACGATTTTACGGGCTCAGTTTTAATATTCCATTCATTTGGAAACAAGCCAGCAGCACCAGGGTGTGTTGCTACCGGTTGTGGAATGCCATAGGCATGCTGAAGTGACTGGGTTAAACCTAATCGCCTTGTAGCCGTTGAGGTAACCTCAAAGTCTAAAGCAGTATCAGGAAGAACATTGCCTGTAGCGTCTAGTTTATCCGTGATAGTAGTCCGTTGAACTACCTTATAAAATCCCTCTGGTATTTGTAAAGCATGAGAATTATCAATCATGTTTCTCCATCTAAATGTAAATTTAATGGACCTTTTTCTCCATTCTTTGAAATGTTTTCTCATTTCATAGATTTGATTGCTAATGTTATTAGATTGTTCCTGACCTGGTATGACAGGGTCGGAGACAGCCGTAGACGTCCATTTACCAACTCCTTTTGTAAAGTCTAAATTGGTGTACCAAGTTACATCACTGCCGGTAAATCCGTAAGTGAGTGGGGACGTTAAGGGTGGAGGTAGACCTGTTGCGGTATCTACTCCATTATTTTGAATAGTCATACTATCATGAAGACTATATTGGTCGTCAAAATGATGACCGGGGTCCTCTGTAATCGCGTGGCGAGATACGTTGTATCCTCCTAAATTTTCTGTTACACAATAATCTAGAGAGTTGTAATTGTAATGATTGGCTAAAGCCGAATGTGACAATGATGAAGCATCAAAACGAGAGCGACGTTTACCGCGTTTGCGACCTTTGTCACTACGTGTTTTGCGACCACGTGCGGCACGTTGTCGTCTTTTACGGGCTTTGTAACCCCTCTGAATGCGTCTTGCGGCATAATTAGCACCCCCACGTAAAGCGGCGGCACCGAGTGTTCGGGTGGCTTGGGCTAAGGCTGATTCTGCTGCGGCTAATGCTGACATGTTTTTGTTATAATCTATAGATATATATTAATTTTAATGAATTAAATTTCCCGATACTTAAAGATAATTTTATTTGTATATAATATACAGCATAAAACGATGAACGTGAAAAGTAAAAAAAAAGTAAATCAGCAAGATAGTAGTGCGACTGCGTCGGGGAAACCAAGCGGTGCCGCTCGGTTCCAGGAGAATGGTAATACTATTCATTCTCCAAAAAGGACAGTTCCTAAGAAAAAGTGGTGTTTTACTTGGAATAATTATACAGAAGAGGATATAAGTTCCTTATTGACCCATAAAGGGTTCCAAGGTTCCAAACAATATATGTTTCAACAAGAGATAGGAGAATCTGGGACTCCTCATCTCCAAGGCTTTATTGTTTTCCAAAAAAAAATTCGGTGGACCTCATTGAAATTATCAAAGAAAATTCATTGGGAAA